AAAGAGGATATCAAGTTCCTTACACTTCCTCACTTCTCAGCTGGTGCGCTTGCTCTTCAATCTGGTAGCGTAGACCAGTTAGCTGAAAAAGGGACCAATGCGTTCATGGATGTTTTGGATAACTACTTCCAGATAATTCAGAATGCCAAGCCCCCGTCTTTTGTTGCCTTCCATGGTACAATCTCTGGTGCAAAATTAGATAATGAAAAAATCCCAAGACAAAACGGGATTCATCTTCCATTGCCTTTGCTCGAATCCTTTGGATGCCCGGTTGTTGGAGGCCATTACCACAAATTACAAAACGTAGGTGGGAAGGTCTGGTATCCAGGATCGATTACCCGACAAACGTGGGGAGAGCATAAAGACGATAAGGGAATTCTCATTTGGTCTTGTAACGAAGGCAAGTGGGATGCAGAACCTGAATTCATCTCTTTGAATCCAGAGCCAATGATCTCGATTTCAGCGAAATGGGACGGAACGAAATTTATAGATGATTCTGGTGAAGAGATCAATCTTGAATCGATTTCTGATTCATCAGCGAAATTAAGATTTCGTTTTACCGTGGATAAGGAACTCACTCACACCGTTCCAAAAAATCTGAAGGAGATTTTATCTTCAATAGATCCATCAGCAAAAATTGAAAAGACAACGATTACTCAAGTCGCAGTTCGTAGTCAAGAAATTGCAAAAGCAAACGATATCGAAGAAGAACTTCGAATCTACTTCCGAGGAAAGGGAATGGAAGAATCCGAGATCGAGGCTCACCTTGCAGAGCGTAGATTGCTAATTGATGCTAAGCAAGTAAAGGAAGAGGTAGCAGCATGAAAGGCGAGAAATTGACCATACAAAAAGCCCAAGATGAGAAGCCAGAAAACTATATGACTCAAGAGGATGGAACTCTTAAGCCAGATCGTGACAAAGAAGTTAGACGTTTAGCCGAATTCTATGACGGTATAGAATGTGAGCCAGATGATTTGCTTACTCCCAATGATTTCCCATCTGAGATTGATGAATCAAATCGAGAGCATGGTTTTGATATTATGCCAGACGAAGTAGCTGAACTTATGAAGTTCAGAATTTTTCAAAATGCTACAAAGGAAAAGCTTAAGGATCAAATTCATGCAAGAGAAAAAGCAGCTACAAAGCCTTTTCCCGAAGTTCCGTATCGTGATTGGTTAGCTGGTATGATTTATTCTAGCAGTAGAGGAAAAATCGGTATTCCAAATGCAGTTAAGCTCGCGGACAAATTAATTAAAGAACTCTACCCAGTAGAAGGAGAATTCTAATGAAAATTCTAGAAATTAAAAACACTGGTTCTATTGCGTTCCCAAAAGGTATCACCTGGGTTCCTGGTGATGATGATAAAGTCGCAATCGTAGGAGATAATGGATCTGGAAAGACAACTTTACTAGATACCGTCTGCATGGCGTTCTACGGTGTAACTCCAAATAGGAGATCTGAGTCAGGTAGAGAAGAAGGGGCGATTTATGGATGTTTTCAAGAGAAAGCTTCCTCGATTGAGGTGAAGGCCGAAATCGGCGGAAAGATCGTACACGTTAAACGCCTCATCGATCCGATAGACAAAACTCAGAAGCCCTATCTGTATGTGGATGGTATGGCAGTGACTGAAGGGAAGATGAAGGAATTCAACAAGAAATTCCTTGAGATCACGGATCTACCTGAAGAACTTTTCCTTTCCGCACTCTATCATTCCCAAAGAGGGAAAGGCCATTTGGTTTCATTGGATCAAACTGGAGCTCGTGAACTTTTGGGAAATCTTTTGGGCTTCCAAGAATACGATTCTGAATTCGAACTTGTAGATACGAATCGCAAGTTAGTCGATCAGTCTTTAGCAGCCGATGCAGTTCTAACCAAGAATCTCCAGGCGACTATTGCGGAAGAGGATGTCACAAAGGAATCGCTCGAAGCCGCAAAAAAGGAATCAGTGATTATCGATGCAGATTTGGTGAAAGCAGAAGAGAAGATTCAGGAAGCAAATCAAAGACTTGCAGATTTCAAATCCGAATCAGTTGGACTTCGTGATCTTCAGGATAAACAAACATCGATTAAATCTGAAATTAATTCATTGGAGACCGAATTAAAGGATCTATCGGAACGTTTGAAAAACAATGTCTCTCTAAAAGAGAAAGAGCCGGAGATAAAAAAAGCAGTCGTTGATAAAAAGGAATTAGAAGAGAAAATTTCAGAACTCGAAAAATCTTCCCTTTCACTCCAAACTGAAATTGAAGCAAAAACTAAAGAGATCGAGGCATCTAATAAATCAATTCAAGAAGAGATAACTAGTTTAGATAAATTATTATCCGATTCAAAAAGAAAATCCGATGATTTTGCTACTATACTTTCGGAAGCAAAAAGCAAACAGTCTAGGTTAATATCTGAACAACTCGAAGCTGAAAAGAAATCTGCTCTCCTGTCGAGAGTTCCATGTAACGGTGTTGAGGTATCTGGCAAAAAACTAACTGACATTTGCGAGCTTCTAGCTGATGCAATTGCAGCTCAATCTAAGTTAACTAACTTGAAATACGAATTAGGTGAGACTAATTCTAAGATTTCTTCTGATCTTAATGATTTAGAAGAAATCAAGAAAGAGTCGCTACGACTTGAAGAGGCAAAAAAAGTAGCATCGGCAAAACTCAAAACTTCCGATTCACTTTTGGAATTAAAAAAGAACCTAGAAAAAACTCGAAACGATATCCAATCTGAGAAATTGAAGTTAGTCAAATTTGGTGATCTTGAAAAGCAAATCGCAAATCTTGCATTAGTTGACGAAAGAGTAAAAGATTACGAGTCAAAGATTCAATTAGCGAACACCAAGAAAGATGAACTCTCCAAAAGTCTAGAAGCTGTTGAAAAATCAATTTCTGACAAACAGAAGGATGTTGATGCGCTGAAAGAAATCGAAGACGATTTGCGTATCAAGACTGAATGGAAGAAAAACCTATCTATCAAACGCGATGAAGTGATTTCGAATATTTCTAAACTTGAAGCGAAATTGCGACAGATCATTGAAGCAAAAGCAAAGCTAGAATCTCTCGGGACGCAGGCGAAATTAGACCGACTAACTAGACTTAAAAACCTAGCGGAAGCTCTTTCTCCCAAAGGAGTTCCTGCTCTAAAACTTGATGCAGCTGGTCCAGAGATCTCCCAAACGATTAATGATATCCTTACCGAGTGTTATGGTTCACGCTTCCAAGTTTCGATTCGTACACTTAAGGAAACAGGGAAAGGAACAACGAAGGAAGACTTCTCTATTCTCGTCCTCGATGAGGAAACAGGAGAAGAGACTTTCGTTGATAACAAGTCAGGCGGTCAAGAGGCGATAATCAAAGAAGGAATCTCCCTTGGTGTGGCCGTTTACAAGAAGCAAAAGACCGGAGCGGACATTCGCACTTTGATCAGAGATGAAGCCGACGGAGGACTCACATCCAAAAACGCTCACCTTTACCAAAAGATGCTCGATAAAGCTATGTTGTTAGGTGGGTTTGCCCAAGTGATTTTTGTCTCTCACAAACCAGAGATCCAGGAACTTGCGACCACGGTTTTCAGAGTCGGTGAAGGTAAGGTGGAAAGGATATGATCCATATGATTGAAATCTCTCCAGAAAGATTGTACTGGAATTACGCGGTGGTGGCGGGTATTTCCGCCTTCATTTTCACTCTTGTGGGTGTCTGGATTTCCAGAACTCAAATCAAAATAGTGAGAAGGTCTCGGGCAGATCTAAATACCAAAGTCGCTAAGAATCTTCCAAGGAATTACATCGGATGACTCAAAACTTTTGGTCACAAATGCCACTGGATGCGCCACTTCATATCCGATCTCAAGGGAGGCTCTTTATTCTTGGGATCGTATTATTCAAGATAGGTGGAAATGAGGTTTGGCAAGGAAGAATTAACAAGCTTGTGGAATTGGCGAATGCAAATACACCAGCAAATTTACCTCGCTGGACTTATGCTAAAGTTGATTATGCCCTTCGCTGGCTTCGAAAAGAAGGTTGGCTTCGTGCTGAGCGACCGGCACGTAACAAGCCTCTGGTGTATTACAAATCGCATCCTAGTGATTTACTTCAATTCGAAGAGAAGCAGGGGCCAGTGAATATTATAAAGGCAGTGCCGGAAGTCGTTTCCACTTCTTCCTCATCTGACCAAACACTGATCGATTTTGGTTCAGAACTTTTCGCGTTCTATAGGGAGTTAGAAGCAAATGAAAATGCCAAGTGCATGTAAAAATAATAAATGGCCTTGCGAAATCGTGAAATGCGACTGCCCAAGAATTTGGATCGGAAAGGAACCAGAGAAGTGGGCATCGTTTATTGCAATCACCAAACATAAAGAAACTGGTCAAGATGTGAACGTGATTATTGAAAAGCTTTTGCAGGACAATTTTTTAGCAATCAGAGGGGATCGGCCTCTTGATTTCACTAAGTTTCATAAACGGTTACAAACTGAGAATTTAAAAAGGATTATTTCAGAAGGAAAGGAAAAGGCAACAAACACATGATAGAATCACAAATAATAGAACAAACACAGGATCAATTAGATAGAGAAGTGGCCTGCAAGACATACAAAGTTTTGTCAGCAGATATTAAGTCATCTTTGAAATTGAAGGCGCAGATTTTACAGAATTATGAGTTCTCGGTTGATACTGGAGTTAAAACAGAAACGGATATTTGGAATATTGTAAGCCAAATCGGTGAGAAGATAAATGATTTTCACGATTGGGATTTACCGACCGCCAAAGAATTGGATAGGCAATTAAATGACCTTCTCTCTGATCTTGCGATGAGATTTGAAAATCAAGAATTGCGGGAAAGAGAAAACAAATTGAAAGATAAGTTTAGAAGACTTCCGTCCATAGAAACCATTCAGATCAATTGCATCAAATGCAAAGACATGAAGATTGCAGGGTTTTCGAGACCGATTTTTGAGATGAAATATCAATCGAATGATGCGGCAACTCTTCTCCCGATTGAATATACCATGATCATTACTCGAGGCGACTTACAGGGAATTTTAAGCTCTGAAGATCCACTACCTTTTCAACAAATTCGTCTTCTTTGCGAGGAATTCTTTTCTGAAGCTGATTTGCATCTCATGAATTTCAATAAGGAAGTTGAGAAGCAGAAAAACAAAATCATGGCGAAATCGAAAGAAGAGAACTCACAGCTCAAGCTTTCCATCGTTCCTACTCCAGAAGATAAATCAGACGGAGATATCGACGATGAAGACTAGTAATCGATTCCACCTAAGACCGAATAAACGGAAGAATCCTAAAGGAAAATCTCCGATGGCCTTGCTTGCAGTTCCGTCGGAAGCAAAAGAACAAGCTAACTTGATTGAGATGATTTCAATCAAATATCCCGAATTGATTTTTCGTGTTGGTATGGAATCAGGTAAACGAAACCCTAAGCTTGCTAAGAAGCAGGGTGTCACATCTGGATGGCCAGACATCCATTTCCCGTATTCAAATAATGGGTATAATGGCTTGTACATTGAACTAAAGCATAAAGGTTTTAATTTATATAAAAAGAATGGCGAGCCTAAAGACCAAAGGATCGCAAACCAATTGAGAATCATAAAGGTGTTACAAGCTAACAATAATATTGCTGTTTTTTGTTTCGGGGCAGACGAAGCAATGAAGACGATCGATTGGTATTTTGCACCTTTTAAGTATGATAATGGCAAGGGGATAGCCCATGATTGAAGCATTTCCACTTTGCTGGCCTGAAGGTTTCAAGAGAAATAAGAATCCAGTGGGTTCACGATTCGATAAGAGGTTTCTTTCAATCAAGAAAACTACGGAAGAGATCGTATACCAGCTAAAACTCTTGGGAGCAACAAAGCCAATAATATCAACTAACCTTCGTTTGAAAATAGATGGTCTCCCATATTCACAACAGAGACAGCCAGATGATAGAGGCGTTGCAGTATGGTTCACATTGAACGGAAATCAGAGAGTCCTTGCGTGCGATAAATGGAGATCTATCGAAGAGAATATTTGGGCTATCGCTAAGACTATTGATGCCATGAGAGGAATCGATCGTTGGGGCGTATCGGATATGCTTGATCGAATGTTTACTGGATTTCTTGCCCTTCCATCTCAACCACATTGGTCATCGATTCTTGATCTTCCAGGGACATTCTCGGTTGAAGAGTTGAAAGCTTCATATTACAAAAAGGCAAAAGAGCTTCATCCAGATAATGGCGGTGATCCAGAAAAGTTTGCCGAGCTAAATTCAGCTTATGAGTCAGCGAAAAGAGAATTAAGAATATGATCATGAATATCATTGATCGCCAAATACTGATTACACCTAGGTCAATCGTGAAGAACTATAACGAATGGGCTGTCCTTAAGGGATATGAACCTTCGCTCTCGATGTATTCGAATGGAAAGACATTCTTCGGTGAGTGGAACTATGGCCAGAATTTCAAAAACATTTCTGGTTATAAGGGAGCATACGCTCAGCAAGATTTGCAACGCCTTGAAGCTTGTATCCCGGACATGGGGGTTCTTCTTCATTTGTTTTCTGGATCAATGCCAGTCGGTCCATGGTTTCGCTTGGATAACAACTTCGCGGTGATTTCCGATGCACGACCGGGACTCGATGTCGTAGCCGATGCAACGGAAGCCCACCTTCATTTTGATCTAGAGAGCTTCGATGTTGTGATGGCAGATCCTCCTTGGTCCAAATACCACAGCGAGGAAATCTATAATTGTAGTTTGGTGGACAAAACCAAAGTCTTAAAATCCGTTCACAAAATCCTAAAGCCCGGCGGTCTCTTGATTTGGAAAGATTATGCAAAACCGATCTGGTCTGGAACAGAATACGACTATATTGGCAGGATCTGTATCGATCCTTCAAGCGGTCATGATGATCGAAGTTTTAAATTTTATCAAAAGAAGAAGGTAGTGTCATGAAAAACTTCATTTGTCATCAATGCGGATCGGATGCAAAGTATGAGCATTGTTCTCTTCATCTTTGCAAGTCATGTTATACGGTAGAGCTTGGAAAGGAATTCGATCGTTTAAACATTAAATTATACAAACAAAACTGTGATAGAGAATTGGGGGTGATTGCATGAAAGAGAAAAGAGAATATTATTTACTTAGCTTAAAGCATACACAGAAATTTGATCTTTGCCTAACTTTTTGGAGACCCAAAAACTGTGGTTACACATATATAAAGGAAGGGGCTGGAGTTTATTCAAAGCTAAAGAAAGGTTATCATGATCTTCCAGGCGATACATTCCCGATTGAAAAATCTATTTTAGAAAAACTTTTCATACAATCAAGAAATTACACTCATCAAAACGAGCCTGGCCATGTGATCCCAAATTCAAAAATGGTTTGGGAAGAACTTGGGCTAAAAATGACAAACAAAGGATTACGTGTAAAATGAACGAAGACCAAATACTTTTTAAAACACGATGGAGAGATCATGAATCCTTCTTCGGAAAGCCTGTTATCGATTATGTTGGAAATAAGAAATCGGGCAAATGGATGTTAACCATGGAGTGCCTATCACCAAAGATCAGAATCGGTAAATGTGATCTCTGTCGGGTGATCGATGGAACCGATTTATTCGAAGATGATTGGATACGCGATACAAGAACTGGAATTGAATTCCAAATTGTTTTCAACGAGGAATTCCTAGGTTGGTGGTGCATTTCAAAAGATAAAACCATAGAGAGTCCATTGAGCTCTATATTCAAGTTTCATGAAAAAGTAATTTTAAAGAAGGAAGAAGATGATTCTAGGATTCAAGTCTCAATTCAAACCTAAGATTCTATCTGGTGAAAAAGTTCACACGATCCGGACCGATGCTAATAATCGTTGGAAGCCCGGAAGGATCATCAATTTTGCAACTGGTGTTCGAACGAAAAATTACAAAGAGTTCGCACTTGGAAGATGTACAAGAGTATCGGATATCATTATCAATCCTGAAATGGAAAGAGTTTTTATTGGTAATGGATCTGGAATCGTATATCGCGGAGAAGGTGTTCGCGTCTTCGCAAAGAACGACGGCTTTGATTCACTCGAAGACTTTTGGAAATGGTTCAACAAACCTTTCGAAGGCAAATTAATATTTTGGCAATTATTTGAGAATGGGAGAGGTGAGTAATGGGGATGGAAATAAATTTTAACGGAGCTCGTAAAAGTTTAGGAATTCAATTTAATAAAGTTTCTTCGCTTCTAAAGGATCAACCATTACCAGAAGAAACCATAGAGGCATTTAATAGACTTGGCCAGTATATTGGGACAATTCTAGCAACGTACTCCGATGGAGATCCTGATTTTAAAGATTTATCCGAAGAGGTAACACTTAAATTTTTGGAAGAGGACGAGGAGGAAGAATCATGAGTGAAATCCAAGTTGGATCAAAAGTTAAATGGGAACAATCAGCGTACCAATTGGAAGGAACAGTTCTATCAATAGTTAAGATAGGAGAATCAATGTTTATTGCTTTATCAAACTTCGGTTACGCGCCTCGTGCACATACGAAAGACATTGCTCAACGCGGAGATAGGTTGATAGTTTTGGGAACAAATGGCAATCATTATACAGTGTTAAAGTGCAATGTTTATTTAAAGAAAGAGAAAGCAGGGAAATCATGAATAACTCATCAATCGAATGGACAGATAAAACTTGGAATCCAGTCTCGGGATGCTCAAAGGTATCATCTGGATGTAAGAACTGCTATGCGGACGCAATGTTCACAAGATTCAAAAAGCAGTGGGGTGAATTTAATGATGTGAAGTGTCACGAAGATAAGCTGAGTGAACCGTTCCGATTAAAGAAACCGTCGAAGATTTTCGTGAATTCTATGAGCGATTTGTTTCATGAGAAAGTACCATTCGAGTTTATCGATAAAGTTATGGGAGTTATCATTGAAAATCCGCGCCATATATTTCAGGTTTTAACAAAAAGACCTGAAATCGCTGTCAGATACTTTGCAAGTCGGATCGCGAGAGAAGCGGAAAACTACTTTCCAAAAAACCTTTGGCTTGGCGTTTCCGTTGAGAATCAAAGGACTGCCGATCAGAGAATTCCAATTTTGTTAAGAATTCCTGTATCGGTTAGATTCCTTAGTTGTGAACCGTTATTAGGTGCGATCAATTTCGATGATCTTTTAAAAAACTGGAACGCTTATGACCCTAGAATGTTCCAAATCAATTGGGTTATTGTGGGAGGGGAGTCAGGTAAAAATGCGAGACCGATACATCCGGAATGGGTTCGTTCTATCTTGAGTGAATGCCTAGACATGAGCATACCATTCTTTTTTAAGCAGTGGGGAGAGTGGATTCCTGGTGATAAAGTTCCTTTGGATTATATGAAAGGAAAAGATCAATTTCAAGAAGGTAAATATCATGATTTTAGTGATAACTACATGGCTTTGAAAGTCGGCAAGAAAACCGCCGGTGCAACGTTAGATGGCAAGGAATGGAAAGAGTTCCCAGTGGTGGCATGAACATTTGTATACATTGCAGATGTTTGATGCACCCATTCGAAATGGAGAAAGGGAACGGAAACGAATGCATGGGTTGTATTGATCCAAGGTCGGAAGACAGCTATGAAAGTGAATTATCGATTATGGAATGTCTTGATTGTGGAACAGCTTTAACCATGGAAGAGTCGGATTGGAATGATGGATTATGCGGTCCATGCCAGGCAGAAGAGGAGAGGGATATAGAAATTGACGAAACACATTGAAATTGTAAATGAGATCGCTCCAGAAATCAAAAATCTAATCGATCCAAATAAGAAACATACGTTAGAAGAAGTCATAAAGGAAATAACAGAAGCACTTGAGAACCCAGTTGATAGACCGAGCAAGTTTGTTAAACTGATTATTGATTCTATAGGAAAAGAAAGGATAAGTAAGTTAGATTTAGAAACCAAACTCCAAGCCCTAGAAGATCTATGTTTATCAATTAAACGATCAAAATTTATGACAGATGAAAAGCATACACTCTTCAATGAAGCATGTGAAAATTCTATAAAGAGAAACGAGCCTTGATAAAACTTTCTTTCATCGTAACAATCATCTTGTTGATGGTCTTCATCTCCTGGAAGTATGGAGTTGTGGTAGAAGATCCTCATGAATAAAAATATAATTTACACTACACAAGCGATTAGCATTTCTGTCCCTGTGAATATACAACTTTATAACGATGATTGCTTCAATATCTTCCCAAAAATTAAAGATCAATCCATAGATTTGATTTTGACAGACTTACCTTATGGAACAACTGATTGCGAATGGGATAAGGTTTTGCCATTCCAGGAACTTTGGAATCACTATCATCGTGTAATTAAACCAAACGGAGCGATCATTTTAACTGCAAGTCAACCATTCACCACAGATTTGATAAATAGCAACCGGAATGAATTTCGATATGAATTGATTTGGTATAAGACAAAAGCTAGTGGATTTCTCAATGCGCGGAAAATGCCAAACAAATCACATGAGAATATTTGCATATTTTATCAAAAGCTTCCAACTTACAATCCGCAGAAGTATGAAATTTCTAAGAACTTTATGAAGAAAGGAAAACAAGTAGGGAAGTCAGACAGTAAACTTTTCAAAATACGTGGACCTAAGTCTGCCGACTATCAATACATCGATGATGGAACAAGATATCCTGATTCTGTTCTCTGTTTTCCTTCCGAATCGGAAAAGGGAATGCATCCTACACAAAAACCTATCTCACTCATGCGCTTCTTGATCCTTTCTTACTCGAATGAAGGTGAAATCGTTTTGGATAACTGTATGGGATCTGGAACAACCGGAGTCGCTTGTGCTGAATTGAATCGATCTTTCATAGGTATCGAGAAGGACAAAGAAATCTTTCTCAAAGCAAGACGAAGGATCCTTATGCCGGAAAACAATAATTGGAATTAATTTAGGAGAATAATTATGCAAAACTATAATGTAAAAGAATCGGAAATCCGAGTAAATCTTAACGATCGCGCATTCTTTGGTGCGATGCGAAAGAACAAAGAGAACGCAACTAAGTTCTTTATGGCAGTTCGGCCAGTTGAAACAAAAAGATATGTTTTCGCAATTCGAATTACCAGAGGCGGTTCTGTTCGCTGGCGTTACAATGATCAATTCATGACGGATCACGAAGCCTCTGCCATGTATTTCAAATTGCTCAGGGAATCGGAAAAGCACATTGAAATATGAAAAAGAAAAAACCTCTCTTTAAAAAACTAGATTTTGGAATTTGGAATGGTTCCTGTAATTTTATTGTAGGTGCAAATTTTGCTCAGATAAAAGCACATTTTTCCAAAGATTCTGACAGTCTTTTGCTTCAAATAATGGAATCAAACCAAGCACTGCTATCGTCAAGTTATGGTTTAACTATAAAAGAAAAACTAGAGGGAATTAAAACTAAGCGGATCAGAACATACTATTTTATAATACTGCAAGAGTTCAATTTCAAAGACAATTATGATATTGCGACTTTAGGGCATGAAATCGTCCATCTTTGCCAATTCTTTTTACCAGAAATACTTCAAAGAGATCGAGAAATTGAGGCGGAAGCGTATTTTCATAGTTATGTGATGAAACAATGCCTTGATCATCTCCGAAATTGGTAGATCAAATTTGAAATTTCAAATTTGATCGGTGGGTAATCCCCGTTATGCTTGACTTTCACTCGTATCTGCTTTTTAGCTAGAGTATGGCCAAAAAGAAAGCAAAGCCTAGTGAAACACCTAAGATGAACCCGAAGCATCGGGAATTCGCTTTGGAATATGCTTTTGACAGTAACGGCACTCGCGCTTATCGGAAAGTCTACGGAACTAAGAATGATGACACGGCCAGAGTTCAAGCTTCCAAACTGCTAACAATCCCTAACATTCGGGAGCTCGTAGATTCCGAGATAGAAAAAAAACTCCAAGGCAGACGTTCTACATTAAAATTGAAATGGATCAACGAAATCGAGAAACTGGCCACTGCAAACCTAGAGGATTTCCTTGATAAGGATGGGAATCCTGACATTGAAAAGATGAGGAAGAACCCGGGATTGGTTTCTCAATTCGAAGATATCCTAAATGAAACTCACGGGAAGACTTCTTCGAAGAATCACCATAGAAAGATCCGGCTTTTTTCTAAAGAGAAAGCCCTCGAGATGTTAGGAAAGCACACTGGGATGCTAAAGGAAATGCCCCCTCAGATAACAATAAACCAATCAATTTTAACAGCCCCAGCGCAAATGAGTTTAGAAGAATGGAACAAGCATTTCGGGAACCAGTAAATTTAATCCCTCAACCAAAGCAGGCAATGGTATTAGCCTGCCCGGCCAATGAGATTCTCTTTGGAGGTGCACGCGGTGGAGGGAAAACAGCATGTGAGATCTTTGATTATTTAAATCAATACCTCTTTGTCCTCCAAGGTAAGGCATCAGGAGTAATTTTCCGACGAACATATTCGGAGTTAGAAGACATTATCGTTAAGTGCCAAGAATTTTTGGAACCATTTGGTTTTAAAAGGAATAAAGGTGACGAGACATATAGGAATTCTAAGGACGGTGCATTTTTAAAACTCCGATATTTAGAATCGGATGCCGATGCTGATCGTTATCAAGGGCATGGGTACTCATGGATAGGTATTGATGAATGCGGAAATTTCAAATCATTCCTTGGTGTAGATAAGCTTAAAGCTACTCTCCGAGGATTTGGTATTAGGCCTAGGCTTGTTCTTTCTGCCAACCCTGGTGGGAGGGCTCATGAAATTCTGAAAGCTAGGTTTAGCGTAAAAGAGCCGTATAAAATAATTACGGATAATGAGGGATGGTCTAGAGTTTACATACCTTCTCTATTCAAAGATAATTTAGCTCTAATGAATAAAGACCCAGACTATCTTACTCGAGCTGTATCTGGCCTTCCTGAGTACTTGAAACGAGCATGGCGAGATGGAGACTGGGATATCTCTTCTGAAGCTGGTATGTTCTTCTCCCGTGAAGACTTCCGTTTTGTCGAACATTACGAAGTCCCACAATTAGTATCTATAGGAAGAGGATGGGATCGTGCCGCATCTGAACCCTCAGACAAGTATCCTGATCCAGATTGGACTGCAGGGGTAAAAATGGGAATTGATGCAAATGGGATTGTTTATGTTCTCGATGTGGTTCGGTTTAGGAAAAAGGCTGCAGATGTAAAATCTAGAATGTATGCGAAAGCTCAAGATGATGGTAAAGCTTGTTCCATTTTAATCTATCAGGACCCGGGCCAAGCTGGCAAAGATCAGGCAGAAAATATGACTTCGTTTTTATCTGAGTTCGATGTTCGTGTTTTATCTGAATCAGGGAAAAAACATACCCGATGGAATCCGTTCTCAGCTGCGATACAAAATGGAACCGCTAAACTTGTAAGAGGTGCTTGGAATGCAGCTTATATTGATGAATTGGTCATGCTCACCGATAATCCAGAAGATTATGCCCATGATGACCAGGCAGATGCTTCATCAGGTGTTTATTCGTATATCGTCAAGCCTGGTTTTGAGTTCGTACGAATTGGTGGTGATGGTGCAATGGATTCCAGAACTTCGGTGGAATCGAAATTGTCGGAAGTAGGCGAACTATTCAAATCGATGAAAAGGTAAACGGAATGATAAAGGATTTTAAAATTTTATCACAATACGATCAAAAAGATTTTCGCTTGGTCGTGTTGTCTGCAGATATTGCTATGGCGAATTGGATCGGGTGTTATATGAGCATGGGAAGAATGCCTCCACCTTTGGGTGGAGTAGTTTTCGGAATGTGGTATAGAAATTAAGGAGCTAATATGGTAACGATAGAAAGGGTAAACAAGACTCAATTAAGGATCCTGGAAGCGAGAGTTCAGGAAGGCGCTAAAATTCTAAGGCAGGCGGACCAACTAAAAGTTGATCACATGAAAAATTGGGTTAATAAAACTTTGGACCAGCTGACATGGAAGTGGTTGAAGCCGCTGGTTAAATGGGCATCGAGAAACGGCAAAAAGAATATCACTGATTTCTGTCTAAAGATTCAAGGGTTAGCTGGTCTCCCGATCACTGAAGGAAAAATGTGCATTGATTTTCATATTCTGCGTGATGGAAAAGTCATTCGCGAATACAGAAAAGAAAATATGTTGACACCTCGAAAAACAAGTCCAGAAAATGAAGCACGGATGCCATCCGACAAGAGCGATTAAATTAAAATGGTGGCATCTTGGGAGATATTGAAAAGTTAATCGCAACTCGCATCCATCCTCGAGTCACAGAAAAAACCGAGATATGGAAATTGATAGCCGATTCATACGTCGGTGGTCTTCAATATATCGGTGCTGGTCACCTTTTCAAGTATCCGAAAGAAGGAAGAACAGAATATGCGGTAAGAGCGAAACGATCTGTCTTCTTTAACCACATCCAACCAATTTGTGATACACTTGCAGGTTTCATTTTTTCGAACGATATAGATAGAAAATTTCCCACAGAATTAAATTACATCGAATCGAAAGCATCTAAGCAAAAAGATTTGAATTCATATATGCATTCTGTCGCGATCCAATCGTTGCAGTACACTGTCGGCACTCTCGTTGAGTCGCCATCTGATGCAGCAGATTTCAAAACGATGGCCGATAGGCGTGAAGCCGGAAAGAACCCCTATTTAACATTATATTTTCCCTGGCAGATTAGAGACTTTTCTTTCGACGACAAGGGAGAGCTCCTTTGGATTATTCTTGATAATACTTTTCTAGAAAATAAGGATCCTTTGAAGAAGGCAGAAAAGAAAGAGATCTTTGGCCTTTGGGAACGCGACACTTATAAAGAAATCGAGAAAAAGAAAAACGAAAAGGATCAAGACGAATACGTTCAAACCAATTTCATTGAGCATAATCTCGGGAAAGTGCCTTTTGTGTTTCATAACTTCAGAGACATGAACGACGATATCATTGCGGAAAGTCCTGTTGAAGATATGGCCCTTCTAGATCGGGCAATTTATAATTTCCTTTCGTGTTTTGATGAAATGATCCATGCCGGAACGTTCAAAATGCTGTTCGTGCCGGTTGAGAAGAAAGATGATATCCCTCAAGATGTTATAGCGTCTGGCGTTCAAAGTCTTTCCATATTCCCATATAACGGTAAACTTCCTTCTTCCCCGAAATATGACGGTGTCGGCCTCCAAGACGTAGAGCCATTCATCAAAGCGGTCGAAATGTATTTGAAAGAGATCTTCTCAAAAGTAGGCCTCGATAAAGACCAAGAGAAAGCTTATGTGCAATCAGGTATTGCCAAGAAGATGGAATTCAAACGATGTGAGTCTTTATTGCGTCTCGGCGCGAAACAACTCGAACAAAGTGAAGTTCAGATCTTCAAGATCCTTTCTCTTTGGGAAGACCTGAAAGATCCACAAATCGAAATCAAGTACCAAACTAAATTCACCGAGGAAGATATTGAATCTACGTTGACTCGCCTGTACGAATCGATGGCACTCCCAATAAAAGCAATTTCGGATAAGGCAATAAAAGAGATCGCAAAGAAAACATTTGCGTATATGCCAGAAGCCGAATTAAAGGAATTCCTTGCTTCAATCGAAGCAGAATTAAAAGCGAAAGATAAGGCAAGCGAAGCGAAAGGTGGAGCATCAACTGATGCTGTAGAACAAGAGTCTCAGGCCAGACTCAGAGGAACTGTAGGGGGGGTTGATGGCATCCTTGCAATTCAGGAAGGTGTGGCAGCCGGGACAACAGATTACGAAGCTGGAGTTTCCATTTTGATGGAAATATATGGCTTTGATAGGGAAAAGGCGGTAAGAATACTCGGAACGCCTGGAAAAAAAAAGACGGATGGATATCCGATAAACAACGGGAATACCCCGAAAGGAAACCAAAATGACAACCAAACAAATCAAAATTAACCTACAACTTTTTCCAGAGGATGGAGCGTCTGGCGTAATAGAAACTTTCGAATGGCAAGATCCTCATACAAATGAAAAACATCTTCTTCCCACCAAAGTGAAAGCTGGTGACAAAGAGATTGATATCAAGACAGCAATCGGCCACATGAATTCAGGGATTCGCAAAGTCCTTCAAAACGAGATAACGAAAAAGAGTGAGGCAAAGTATCAGGAACTTCAAACGATGTTGAATGATAAAAACATCACAGTGGAACAGCTCCAAACGAAGCTTCAAGAAATCGAGGACTCAAAATTGTCCATGGAAGAGCAAATCAAGAATCAATCCAAAAGAGAGATTCAAAAAGCAAACGACTTCGCCAAATCAAAAGAGCAAGAAGCAATTACCAATTATAATCTATTCCAAGAAACTAAAATCGATAATGATATCTATACGGCTTTCTCTGGATTCTCTCTCAGTAATGCCGAAGATACAAAACTTCTCATTCGCCAAAAGGGAAATGCAAAAGTCATCAAAGATGAGGCATCTGGCCAATTCAAAACTGTCCTAACTTTCAACGTTGATGGTGAAGCAAAAGAACTTACTCCAAAAGAAGCGGTTGAATTGTATCTCGCAGATCCGAATAACTCTCATCATTTGAAGAATAACCTTCGCGCAGGTGGTGGATCGACAAACGGTGGGAAGGCTACGAAGGATGGAAAGATCGGGTATACAAGATCTTCCTTAAATGATCCTACCACTCGAGCGGAGTATCACGCTAAAATGAAAAATGGTGAACCAGTTACTATTATCGAAGGATAATAGTTGACAAAGTTTTTATTTTTTGTTTATTCTGATTTTACCGCATGGCTCCGAGCGGATAACGGGACCACATCGGCGACTCTCCGAGATGAGTGAAAATAAATAATTCACGGAGAGTTTATGAAAACTCCAATTTTCCTAACAATCTTAATCCACTTACAGCTTTTCAATACAAACATTGAGTTGTTGTATCCTGAATTTTGGGCATCCGCTTTTGACGAGATGGACAAGGGTCAATACAATCTCCAAAATCAGATTTCCAGAAAATATGAGAATCAAATTGCGCAAGCAGGGGATACGGTAAACGTTCCTGTTACTCCAGCTTTTACGGCAGCCAATTGGACACCAGGAGACGCAATCTCACCTAGTTCGATTACCCAAGAGACAGTTCCTGTTATCTTAAATAAATCAAAGTCGGTTCCTTTCCAATTAACAGGAAAGGAAATGTCTCTGTCGCCTTACCAATTGATCCAAGACTATGGACGTCCTGCTGTGGAAGCTATCCTTGCTCAGTTGAACTTGGACATTTATGAAGAAATGCTTGCTTCGCAATATTTGATCGATGCGACTTCTGGGCTTACAGAAAGCAAAATCATTGATGCAGGTGCTGCACTTTCTAATAGAAAAATCCAAAATGGTGGAAGAATCATCACAGCAAGCCCTGACGACATGGCCACCTTGATGAAACTATCTGCATTTTCACAAGCTAACATTACAGGGAAAACCGATGTTGTTATTGATGGTTTGATTACAAAACGTTATGGTTTTGATTTCTTCTCCAACAACGCAATTTCTAAATATACACCAGTAGATTTAGTTGGAGCGGTGAACAATGGCGCTGGTTATGCTGCAGGTGCGACATCAATGGTCGTAAACGGCTTCAATGATGATGCAAACCCGATCAGAAAAGGCGATGTTTTCACTGTTGCAGGTGATTCAGTTCAGCATGTTGTACAAACTGTAACCGCATCATCTGGAGATACAATTGGACTCACTTTCTTGCCAGCATTAGGTGCTTCGGTTGTCGATACTGCAGTGATCACAGTTGTTGCGACTAAGTCATTGTTGGCATTCGTCCCATCAGCTACTGCGCTTGCAGCTAGACCTTATGCAGTTATGCCTCAAGGAACGGGCGTAATGTCAACGGTTGTCAATTATCAAGGAATCCCGATCAGGATCTCAGTTTTTCATGACGGAAAATTAGGCCTAATCGTACAGTATGATATCCTTTATGGAGTGAAAAACATTGATACTCGACGTATCCAAAGGATTATAACGGCATAACCATGGCTAAAACACAACTTGTCACATTATTAAAGAGCATTCCATTAAAGGATGCTCTTGGCAGAATCGTTCCGGGAGAATTTAGTAAGGTTAAGATTTCCGTACCTGAATCTGAAGTCGAAAAGTTTCTAGACGACCCTAGATTTTCTAAGGCGGAAGGGGACCAGAAGGAAGAGAAATCTGGAAAGCCAGCTAAACCTGCTAAGGCGGAAGGGGACCAGAAGGAAAATTCTGGTAAGGAATAAGTCATGACTGAAGTTTCTTCAATCAAACGGATCGACGATGTCGATCCTAATCAGTTCGAAGTAGGTGAAGACCATGTGCTTAAAGCAGTGCATGCAATTTACCACGTTACGAAAGTCATTACGAGTGCAGCAGCAGCAACAGCCGTTGAATTGCTCCCTAACTCAAAAGTCCCTGCAGGGAAGAAAGCCTATTTGATCAATTTCATCGCTCGAGTGAATGGAACGACCGTTTGGGGAACTACCGCAACCGTGAAGATTCAAGATAAATCTGCAAGTGCGGTTGATTTTGTTACCATGGCCGTAGCTGCTTTGACTTCACAGGCGAGAGTTGTTCCTGGTTCTAGTAACACGACTCTGGAAGACGCTTTTTCAAAGGGATCTGGCGGTGGAGACGGAAAAGGTCTTCAAGTTAAAGGTGACGCCAATGGAACTGGTTCCGACTTGTATGTTACTGCTACTATCGTGGTGAAATAAAACGTGTGCCAACGCTCACAGCCGAAGCAGTTTTAAAAAATCCACTTAAACTTTTCGGGGATTTCAAAGTCTCCGAAAAGGATCTCTCATATTACAAACAATTAATCAGTGAAGGTAAAGAAGAACAGGCGGTCGATGAATTTCTTGCCAAATATGTCGAACCGCACGTTGAACAATACCAACTAACATTACAATTCTATCTTAAACAGGCTTCGGTTGGTCAGTTGTCTGCATCAGATAAATCGGGTTTGGAAAAATCAGTTGCATTGCTCACTGTTGGACTCACGTCTCTGCTAGTTAGTAATTTTTCTGACTTCTCGAATCAAGTAATTGCTCCACCAGTATTTTCTAAAAATAGAATCATCACAACGGCATTGAGGAAATCAATTCTCGATCAAACTGTTTCTCAATTTGAAGAACTTACAAAAAATACACTTCTTGAAACGCAATCCAATGTACTTACCTATATAAGAACTCTTCAGAAAGAAATGATCATCGAGAATCAGAAAATCTTGAGACAGGGTTTTACAGAAAAAGACTTATCTGCAGAAATTTCTCGATTCAAAAGTGGTCTTCGAGAAAAATTTCCAGATCTTTTCAAAGCCATGGAGAACGGACAGATTTTAAAATCGACTGCGAAGGCAGATGGAACAACTCGTAATTATAAACTTGATAACTTTCTCAACGAGACTGTCCGTACGACAATATTGAACATCGAAAGGAATGCCGTGCAAGTTGATGCCGAACTCTCCGGGGATCAAGTAGTTGAATATCGCCAATTGGATATGAGGACTGTCAAACAACCGAGAGAAATTTGCATCCATATATTAAGTAGGAGAGTAAACGGAAAAGCTTTGCTCGCTATCGATCAAGAAACCGCGTCCAGGTTAGGAATCTTAACAATCGCTGATGCAATGTCACAAGGAGCGATGGGGAATTACTGCAGACACGGGATTCTTAGAGTTTCAGAAGAATTTTCCAAAAAGGTAGGAGAATAAAATTCATGCTTTCAGTTACTTACGAAATCACAGACATCAAATCAAAATTAGAAAACCCTTTCTCGTTTTACGGCTATTCTTCCGATGACCTTTTCACTGCTGCATTGACTCTTTCAGTTGAAGATGCGATGTATGAGAACATGCTCGCTTATTTATCTCAAGGAAGCTATGATGCGATCAAAGCATGCGATAAAGTTGGTCTTTCGTTACAAAATACATATATTTACCGTGCGGAAATTTGTTTCGCTTGCTACCAGTTTCTTAAAAAGAAAGCAAAGACTCAAACAGAAAGTAGGTCTGGCCAGTCCGAATCTTTAGAAACTGATGGATATAAAAGATCCATTACTGGAGATATCGCGACTAACGGATATTTATCTGCCTCTGATCAGTTTTACCAGGAAGGAAAAAATAATCTCGTTTCTGCAGGTATAAAGACAACGATGCAGCTTAAGAGAGGGAACTCCTCACTGACTCCAGAATTCCCAGGATGGCCTGTTCAATGATCACAGGAGGGATGAACGCTTCTTCATTGGCAAAGGCTAAATTGGAAGTCTATCAAATATGCCAATCTGGGCAAACAATCACACTAGAAAAACCTAAAATTGGTTATGTGGATGAGGGTGGTTCGGCGACTGACTGGGATACAATGTCATTCGGAACTCATCCTGTCCGATTTGCTCCTTTTGATAGAAAGGTCGTAAACAAAATCGCATGGTCCGAGAATGTAAGCATTATTTTCTATTGTTCCGTGCTGGAACTTGAATTGAAAACTCCAGCCACAACCATAGAGGACCTAAAGTCGTACAATAAAATAAATTACTCTGGGAAGATATACAACCTCAAGTATGTTGAATTTCTAAATGCATTCGGCACCAGTTTTTTGGGTTTTGTGATAGGTGGCGTCATTGAATCTTGATGGTGAGTTAACAGCGATTGACCAGATGATTCGAAAGGTCGAAAAAGGAACCATATCGAACGTACTCCGATTGAATAAAAGACGTGCGAAGACTTTCAAAGAATCAGCGATCGAAGATACAAAATGGGGCAAACTGGGCCTTAAAAAAAATCAACCAGCAACGGTAAAGATTCAAGGCTACACCCATTCACCGGAATACTTCACTGGCGAAATGCTGAAATCAATGGATATCAAGGAAGCATTTGATTCGAAGATTCCAAACGGCGCAGAAGTTGGATTTTTCTATATAAGCAATAAAAAGCCAAAGGGGAATGGGACTGCGACTTACTCCGATATTGCGATGTTGCAAACAACAGGATTTAGAATTCCATTAACTGGGGAAAAAGGGGAGAAGGTTCGTGCCTTTCTTGCTTCCAAAGGAATTTTTCCTAAGAAAGGGAAACAATTTCTCATTGTCCCTCCACGACCATTCCTCTTTAAAGCCTTAGAGAATTTCGAAAAGAAAGGTCGTGATACAAAAGTTATCAATCAATATATTAAAGAACTCTGGGCAGGCTTATGATAGAGATTACAATTTATAAAGACTGGAATGAAAATTATGCCGGATTGGAAATGAGAGGTCACGCAAGTGCGGATCATGGGAAGTTTGGAAGCAATATTTTGTGTGCTGGAGTTTCCGCTCTTTGCCAGTCGCTTCTAGTCCATCTCGAAAGGATGGGATGTTTGGAGGATCATGAAGTAAAAATCGGGAAGGAAAATCTTCTAAAAATTATTCCAAAACGAAATTACAAAACTGTCGTCATTGCGAATTCTTTCTCATTCGTTCGGAGTGGTTTGGATAATCTGAGGGAACAGTATCCGAAAGAATTCCGAATCCAGGAACTTTATGTTTAGAGAATTCTCGAATCAAACTTGGACCACTAGTGTTACTGGTGCTACAGTAACAGATAACACAGATGAAAGCATTGATGGAACTTCCAAAAAACTCGTATTTACTGAAGCTGACGCCTGGGCCTTAAATACTTTTAGTGAAGTGAATCTTTCAAGTTGGGAAGAATTAACACTTCAAATTTATGTGAGGTCCTCTTTAGTTCAAGGGAATCTTTTCAAAATTACTGTAAATGGGCAGGATTATACGTTCAAAAGAATGCCAAAGAAAGGATGGTATTTTATTCCTATTGATTGTCAGGGATGGCCAGCAATATCAACTATCAAATTCACTGCTTTAGTCAGCGGTGTTACTATGTTCGTCGATCTGATTGGATATAGGAAAGTTACTTATGATTCTATGGACTTTGATATAGTCGAAGCGATTAAAAATGCTATTTCCCTAAATGTCGGAGAAACAAAAACACTTTCCACAGATGCAACTAGTGGAAGTAAGCAAATTATTCTCACAAATAAATCTTATCTGACGAATACTTCGATGCTTCGTTTAACAGACGGATCAACATCGGAAGTGGTACAACTCCAGAAAATCGACGGCACCCTTTCAAAGCCTTTGGTGAATGCCTATGATAAAGATACTACCGTCGTCACTCTTCTCTGCCCGGTTGTTTCAGAAGAAAATCCAGATATAGAATCAGATCCAGTTTGCGGTGTATTGATTTCTGACATGGGGTCGAGTAACGAAGATGTGGTTGTCCCAATGAAAGGATTTTCCTCCCAGGGAGCAAAACTAAAGCGATATCTTGGATCTCTGCAAGTTACAGTATATATTGATTGTTCCCATAAGAAAAAGCTAATGTCCCTTTGCCGACAATTTGATGATGCGAATGGAGATTCCTTCTATATTTTACTTGACGGTGAAAAAGTTGAATTGTATCAAGAAGCAAGTCCAGTTTCCACACCAGAAACAGACTTGGGGAATCTTCCCCGCAAGGCCTACTTCTACTCGATAGAACCTCAGCCAATTACGGTTTTCACTAAACGGGAAATCGAGACTATCACAATCGATATTGATAGCGAGGGTCTATGAGGTTTCAAAACAATACAGAATCAGTTCAACAAGTTAACAGAATTGCAGGCGAAAGTCAGCCAATTCTACCAAAAGGCATTGTTGAAATCGGAAAACTTGAAGTTTACGATTTTGAGTTAGAAAGAATTCGCAAAATTTTTACGGAACTTCCGGAGGAATCGAAGGAAGAATTTTCAAAGCCAAAAAAAGCTACGGTGCGAACCGAAACATCTGAATCCAGTGGAGAGGGTGCATAATGGGTTACGGCGCACAAGCAAAGAGAGTCCCTGCTAAAGGCCAGGGAATTGTCGTAGATGCTGATATTTATAAAATCGGTATCTTAGGGAAATTCAAAAGAGGTATCGCCTCTGTTAGAACTGGGATTTATTCTATGGACGATGTCCGTAAAGCATGCGGGAATGCGATCATTACCACCTATGCTTGGCTAGTTCTTCGAGCATTTTACCAACATTTACAATCTGGTGTGGTCGTGGAAGCGAAGATAGCGATGCATGTTGCGAGTGATGCAGTACAAGCAGGCTACGTTATCAATGATGGTTCTACAGCAAAGATCTTTGATATCAAAGCCGGACTTCGTGGAGAGGTCGATAAATCTGCAGGCGGAAACGATATCGCAATCAAGATTTCACATTCCGAAAGTGTTACTTTTAAACTGACCGCGGATTCTGCAGCAACTCCAACTTTCGTTTATTTGGATCAGGTAAATAACCTTGAGGTCGGATACCAAATCAAAATTGCAGATGGAACGAATACGGAATATCCATTTATTACGGCAATTGATCCAGTCACGAAAAGGGTTTCTTTTAGCGCGTTAACTAATACATACACAGCGGCATTAACAACTGTATACCGGCTCGATTGGAACCTTTTCATTGCAATCAAGGATGATTTTGGCCAGTATCAGCAACAAGAGCAGTATTTGGATATCCCATTTGTTAGGTCCTCTACCAAAGGAATGGTTCCTTTGGTAAATAGCCAAATCTCAGGATCCTTTTACTCGATTCTTGCACTCGACGGAACGAATTCAACTACTGGTGCGAATGCTAGACCCGCTGTACTTTCAAGCTGGACTCCGTTCACAAACGGTTCAGACGGCACTGCTCCAAACGATGCGTCTTGGAATACATTGGCCGCTAATCTTGCAGATGAGCACATGCAAATCTTACTCGCTCCTGAAAGTTCTTCAACGACACATAACAACAACATGGCTGTCTTCACCACTATCGGTTATAAAGCGATGTATTTCGCTCAATCATCCAATGGGGCAACAGAAGATATCCTTAAAAACTTAGGCGGGATCTGCTCCGAGCCAATCAAGTTTGGAATGCTTCCGATTGATAAATGGTTCGAAACTGATGATCCAACCAAAGAAGGCGGAAGGATCCAAATTCCTCCAGTCGGTCATGCAGCCGCACATTGGTTTAACAACTATGCTTTGTATGGTGCATCGAAGGTCGCTGCAGGGAATAGAGATTCTCTTGTAACAGCGGACAAGTTACTCGATTCCAATGGCCTCATCCATGATGACACCAACGGGAAAGGAGATCGATTGATTCGTAAGTATCGAATTAATATCGCTCGTTACCGTGCAGGGAAAGGTGTTACGATCAATTCTGCTCGTACATTTTCAACAGATACGGGTTATCAATTTCAAAATCAAATTATGCAATGGCTACTTTACAAAGTCTCCATTCTGGAATATTTGAGATCCATTGAACAAGATAAAGCTGGTATCCGCGCTCAAGAAGACCATTACAATGCAATCTGGTCTTACATGAACAAGAAATACGATGCTGGTGAATTCTATAAGGGCCAGAAAGAAAACGGAGACCCAACAGTTTTCGAAGATGTAGTTCAAATCGTGAATGATTTTACAGTAAATACTTTAGCAGCCATTGCGAATGGTATTGAAAATAACTTCGTTCAGTTTATCGCTCCTCCACCAATTGAGGAACCGATTCTCTCACTCGCTTCTGCTCCGGTAACAATGGTAAAGGGATAATTATGGAAATTAGAATAAACTTACAATTATTCGCAAGAGCTACTTCTTGGAACGCAGAATTGAAAATCGATTCTGAAACGATCTATCCTCAGGATGTCGCAGAGACATCCGAAGGTGGGGAAGAAGAACGTATTGAGGTCGCTGACGGTGATCGGAAGTATAAGATTGGTTCGCAGATCTTTATGATCGATGAGATTCCCGTAACCGTTCTTATGAAAAATAAGAACGAGCGAAGAGAATATGATGTTCTAAAGGAATTTTCGAAGGGAAAACCGAGAGATGTCTTTTTGATATATCGAGATTCGCAAGGAACTCCTCAGCTAACTTATTTGTTGGCAAACTGTGGATGTCAAAGAGGAAAGAAAAACGCATTCAGTCGCAAATCCAAATCTGAAGATACTCATACTTTCATCCTTACTCCAGAGGATGTGAAGGAGATTTCTTAATGTTCAGACTTTATTGTGGTCTTGTACGCGACGGTGTCTGGTACAACTATGCGGAAGTTAAACCCATTGAGGGAGGGATTCTCTCAATTATGGATGGCCTTGATAAATCTGGTGCTGGTTATATGCTCAAAGTCGTCGAAGGAAGCATTGACCGGCTTTACTCAAAAGATGGTGAAGAGTCTTACGATTTAAGATCGGAAGACTATGCAGATCTTAAAGGTAGAGACGGTTGGAAAATTTGCGAAGAAGCTGGGAAATTATATTTAGGAAAAGATAAGATCGTCTTCGATGAATATTTTTTCTGTCATGTATGCTCAACTTCTCGAAATGAGAAATATACACATGTACAAGAATCTTGGCAAGATCTCGTTAGGAAAGGATTAATTGATGAAGTCTATTTAGAAGATCCAAGTCAATTTCAATGGTCGACTATTTTGCCTATTCCAATCGAAGTGAAAACTATCGACAATCAGGTGAAAGGTGGAACCTTTACCGAGATAAAAAGAGAACTACTTTCGATCGGGCAGATGATTCGATTATCAAAAGATAATTGGGCATCGCAAACCGAAGCAAACATGCTATGTGCAACATGGGATGCGGAAATTGTAGAAGTTGTAGGATTGGATCAGAGAGAACTCAACATTCTCAAAAGAAATAACCAAGAGAACTTTTCCAAAAAATATCTCAAAGACCAAGCTAACATTGATATGATGTTGAATACCGATCGGAAAGTTGGCTACCAAGCTGAGTTCAGAAAAGTTTCCTGCAAGCATTGCAGAAATGAGATTGGGGGGTATCTCGATTTCACAAATTTTTTTTCTTTCTTATCTCCGAAAAAATCGAACCAGTCAGGTACAAAGGTAGGACGGACCAAGTCCTCTTCTACCCGTCAATAGGGAATAAGAATTATCCATATCATGACTGGAAAGACCAAACAGAAGAGAAGGTATGGGAATTTTTATCATTCGCAATCGAGAGATACCACATACTGGCCAGAGCATTCCGAAATAAATGGAACTGGCCACCGGAGAGTTTAGATCGGTTGAAATGGAAACAGGCAAACCGGATTTACGAAGAACTGTTAGAAGACGAGGAGAAAAAGGAGGAGGATTGAAGTGGCAGCTGTAGCAAGTAAAAATTTAACAATCCGATTCCTCGCGGATACTTCAAAGTGGAAGCCTGCCCTTAAACAGTTCCAACGCGATATAAAATCGTTGAAGAAGGAATTCTCGATTCTCCCTGGTTTTGGTAAAGGTGGTCCCGGAAGTCCTGGTGGTGGAGGCGGTGGTCTGCCTGGTTCTGGGAAAGGTGGGTTCTTCTCTGGAATGTTCGACAAAGGAGGCGAGGCCACTAGTTTGCTAAAAGGAGACATGAGTGGTGCCTTAGTAGGTCTCGCCAGTAAATTCGCAATTGTAACAGCTGCAGCTTTACTCACTGTCGGTAGCTTCCAAAAAGTAATCGATATTGGTTCCCAAACAAGAGATTCAATTGTCCAATTCCAAACTCTTCTAGGTGGTTCCGAAGCAACTGCCATAAAATTTTTTGGAACATTGAAAAGGTTCGGTTCAACGACACCTCTCGAATTACCAGAAATCAATCAAGCAGCGAAACAGCTACTTGCTGTTAAAGTTGCCGCTGATGATGTAGTTCCGTCGTTAAGAATGCTCGGGGATATTTCAAAAATATCTGGTAAAAATTTCAATGAACTCGCTACCATTTATGCAAAAAACAAGGCATCTAACTTTATACAAGGCGAAGATTTAAACCAACTCATTGAAGCAGGTATTCCAGTTTTAGATGAGTTTTCAAAAATGTTCGGGAAAAGTGCGATCCAAGTAAAAGAGATGGGTTCAAAAAACCAGATCACCTTCGAACATTTACAACAAGCATTCAAAAATATGACAGGTGAAGGAGGATTATACTTCAAAGGGATGGAACGTCAGGCCAAAGAAATACCAGGAATTTGGTCAAATATCCAAGATACATGGAACGATATCTTTCGTGCAATTTCCGGTGCAGATCTTTCATCTGACACAATTTCATTTTGGTCTACAATGAGGGATGTCCTAGGCGATTTCTCAAATAGGTTTTCATCTTTTGTTGAATCAATCAGACCTTTGTTAGTTGATTTTGGAACGGCAATTGGATCAACATTCAAAGCGATTTGGGATGTGGTAGTTGCTATTTGGGATATATTAAAAGTATATATAATCCCAGTGATGTTCATAATGTATAATTTCGTTCGAGGTTTCCTAAAAGTTTTAATATGGAATTTACAATTAATCTCTTCGATCGCCAAAGGAATTTCCTACGTTGTGAATCTGGTTTGGAGTGCATTGGACGGCCTCCTTGGTATTTCCGAAAAAATCGAACGTGTTATAAATTTCCTTCAATCTCTCTATATCAAAGTGGTAACGATTTTTACTGCCACTGGCATTTTCATCGAGAGCATGGTTGACTACATGATCAACGGTGGTCTTGCAAAACTTGGAAACGCTATTTATGATGCGATAGTCGGCGGATTCACACGTGCCTGGGAATGGGTCCAGTCTACAGACTTGTATAAGCTACTTGGTAGTACGGCAAACAAGATTTCCACTGCTGCAAGCCAAGGCGTTCAATCTGCAAAAGAGGAAATCCAAAAGAGATTTCCAATTTCTAATCTTGGTGCTCCTCCTGCAACTTCTGGGAATGGATCTCAAGGGAATTCTAATTCATCAGTAAATAATTCAAGAAATTCTACAACTACGATAAATAATCATTATAGTGTTAAGTTAAATAAACAGGAGGAGGGTACGCTTCAAGGAATGTTCAACCAGACCGGACGTCCCTTCGGATTAGGAAATTAAATGGCTCGGGGTCATGGTATCATCATCAATGCTTCTACGTTCCTCCCATGGATTTTTACTTATAACCCGGAGCGAGTAACGACTGATAAGAAGATAAATTATTTTACTGTGCCAAATATCGGTGGGTCACATCACGAAAAATTTTTTACCGGCTTTGAAAATGGCGAAATTTCTCTTCTTTTGATCTCCAATGATTTTGAATCCCCGCTCGGTGTTACCGATACGATTGCATATTTCGAAGAACTTCGTAACCCTGCACCAGGACTACTCGGGATCGCAGGATCCTTTTTCGGAAACGAAAATTATCCCCCTCCTCAGGTTCTCTTTCAATTCGGTGTTTCAATGGTTCCATTGTTTTGGGATGTCCTTGATGTTCATATCGAAGCTACTCACTTTCGTGCAGGAGAAGTTACTGGAATTATTGGCATTCCACAACGATGTGAAATCTCCATCAAACTTTCCGTAGATGAAAACTCTGTACTTTTCAAGTCGAATCAAATCGCGAAAAAAGCCCAGGCGATAAAAGGATCTATATCGAGTATCCAGAAAGAATTATTATTTAAAGCCAAGGGAGTTAAGAAGAGCTCCCCTGGAATAAGTAAAGTATCGAGGTCTGTATAATGCTTCGATGGCAACAAGTTACCCCAGTTACGATCTTTGGAATGACTGTCAAAATGCATCGTCCGATTTACACACCAAAGGCTGTCATCAGAATACCAAACCTAAGTTACGAGTTTGATCACTACGCTTATCTTCATCTCGGCTCGGAACTTTACATGTATAAGATTCTTGATATTAATTGGGAAGAATACATGGAAGCTCGTGGTGATATACGCGAACTCAAATCGATCATCATCCCAATTGCAGAGGAATCATAATGGTATCGTTACCTCGCAAAAAAATGGCTTTCTGGGATCTCGAATTGAATGGAAAAAAATTCAATGAAATTAAGCGATTCGTATCATCGATCACTGTTGAATACGAAGTGAATAAGATTGCCAAAGCTACAATAAACGTTGATAGTATATCCTTTCTTGAAGATTACTTTTCCAGAAACCAGGAAGTAAAAATAAAAATGGGATGGGATTCGCTCAATCTTGTGGATATGTTCCAGGGGAAAATTGACAAGAATCCCGAAGGGCAAGCGAGCGATTATTTATCTTACCAGATCCCGTTGCTCGATACTTCCGCAGGAATGGCAAAACAGGAAAAAAACAAAGTCTTCAATTCTACTATTAAATCGAGTATCATTCGGACGATCGCTGGATTAAATGGATACGCATCTGTAATTAATGTTAAAGATTCAACTCCGATCAAAGCGAAGGAAATGCCTTTGCAAATTGGAAAAACGGATTTAGAATTTATTCACGAGTGTGCGGTAAAATGGAACTGCCTGTTCTGGATTAATTCTGATAGCCGGACCATCTACTTCATGGATTCAGACGTTGCCCACAAGCAAGGTGATCTTGTCCATGCAGCGAGTAAGTTTGCAAATATAGATGATCTTGCAGGGAAGTACAAACTCGGTTATAAAACAGATTTTGCACCGAATAATATCGCTTCCATTAAATGGAAGTACGGCGCTGGAAGAAACGGAAATGCTGGATCAAATGTCGTCAATAGAACAGGTGAGAAGGGGAAAACGGTTGCTCCTGAGGATTATGTTTACGAGTTCTATGATCAGACTTATAAATTTGCTCCAGAAATTGTTAAAAAAATTAAGACTGACCCTTCATTTTACTCAAAATTGATATCAGAAGCCGGCCAAAGTTCTGTCGACTCAAATGAACTCACAAAATATTGGGTTAAGTATCCAGCTAACGGAGATTCCAAGACAAATAAAAATCTTCAATCTCCACCAAGCCATAAAGTAAACGAACTCTCTCTAGAAGTCGATTTGAATTATGGAGATCCTTATCTTCGTCCACCTCGACAAGCTACAATTTATTGTGGTTCGGATAACCCTCGTGCCGTTTCTTCAAATTTACCAAGCTGGCTCGTAAACTCTGGTTCTCAAGGCCGAGATGTTTTTATGAATAAAGTTAAGCATCAACTTTCAGATGGAATGATCAAGACTACTTTGGAGATATCCAAATGAAGATGTATGCAAAAGCAAAGATTGTCACGAAAGCAGCCGTCACATCGAAGCTTGCATCCTTTGGTGATACCTACGTAAATGGAATGATTTTTGTTGAGATTCCCGAACTTGGCTTCGAGACACCAAATCTAATTCTATGTCGATACGGACTCTCTGTTCCTGTTGCAAAAATCGAAGTAGATCAAGCTCTATGGGTCGAGCCAACGATCGGGACATCGGAAAGATTCATTTACACAGGTTTTGCGGACGGGGTAACGGATGCATTCAATTCCGACAATGCAGCAATGCTCTACTTATCCACTTTGGTTTATATCCTTTTAAAATCTAATGGAGATATCGAAATAAAAAGTGGTTCGGTCCCATTGGAAAAAATGGTTCTCGGTGAAACACTTCAAACTCAGCTTAATATTTTGAAGGCTAGCTTCTCTGCTCTGGTTGGGAAAGTAAACGATCTCATCACTTCCTACAATGCGCACAAACATGGCTATGTATCTCCAGGCGGGCCAGCTCTTTCAGATCCAATTCTATCCGGCGCGAGTTCTTCGAGTGATACAACAGCCAATTTCACAACAATTCTATCAGCAAAGGTGAAAAATAACTAATGTTAAATTCACCTGATGAATTTCCTTCGGCTAACTTAGGATTCTTTCTGAATTTTACAGACGGGTCCAAAAAAGATGAAATCGAGTCTGAACTTATGCGAATTATTTTCCAAGGAAAAGAATTAACTCACTATGATAGGCAAAAAGGAGGATCCTTTGAAAATCTAGAGCAAGACAAAAATAATGAAGGCACTCATCTTTTATTTATTTCGAATATTATATCTTCGGTATATTGGCTAAATGAATCAAAGGGATTTAATCCTTACATTGTCGTAGATTTTTCTGATATCGAAACAGAAATTATCGAATCAAAATTTATTATAAAAATTCAATACCGATTGCTACAAGATCTGCAAACTCAAGGGGAAATCAAAGTGCCATTATGAAAAATATTTTTAAACATACATCTCGATCCTACTTTGATATCTTCAATGCGCTAAAACAAGCATATAAGACTTATCCAGATTGGCTCTTCGTAGAAATTTCCGGAATGTTTGATTTTAATTCTGAACTAATGAACAGAATTGCATCTGACATTATTTATCCAAAAACGCGTGAGTCAGCATATGGTTTCGCATCCCGATGTGATTATGAGCCGATTGAAGCGGACGGATGTACAACGATCATCACAGCAACGCTCGCATCGTCGATGTCCAAAACTGTGCTAGCAGGCTATAAATTTTCGGGCGTAAATTCATCTGGCCAAATAGTTGTCTTTGAAGTTACAGAGGATACAAGCGTAGTATCTGATACGGAAATTGAATTACCTGTTAAACAGCAAACCACTGAGACAGATAGGAATATTGGTGATATACCCAACTCAGATGATTTTCTTGAGCTCGAGATCAAAGGGTTCAAGAACATAATAAAAACATCAATTTCGCTTTCCAATTCCGATGGGGCATGGACTCGAGTAGATAATTTTGATAACTCAATTTCGACTGATCGTCATTTTGTTCTCTTATTTCAATCTTCTGGGAAAGCAAGAGTTCAATTTGGAAATGGAATCAACGGTGTTAAACCAACAGTAAATTCCACGATGCTGGCTACCTTCGCAACTACTCTGGGTCTGGCTGGCCAAATGGAAATTGGTCAGATCAATTTAAACACTGGAGAGGATTCCGATATTACATCACTTACAAATGCATCGGAAACAATTGGTGGAAATAATTCTGAATCTGTTGCATCAATCATTAGAAATTCTAGAGCAAATGTTAGGTTACGTGATATTGTTTGGTCACAGGAAGATTTGGAAACTTCAGCAAGAAAATCCAGTTCAAGTGTTCAAAAGGCACTCGGAATTCCAGGTCTAGGCACCGCTATCATTCAAGTCATTCCCGCAGGTGGTGGGAATCCTAGTTCTCCATTAAAAACAACAGTGGAAGACTACGTAAAATCAAAATCTCAATTTGGGCTTATCCCTGTTACTGCAGCTGATCCAACATATGTCCCGGTAAATATTACCGCTTCCATTACTGCTAGGAGTGGCTTTAGTCTTTCTAAATGCCAGGATCTAACTGAGTTTGCTTTAACTCTTGTTGCAAGCGCTATTGATAATCAAGTAACAGAGTATTACAATGATAATGGAATTGATAAGTGTCGGATTGATGTAATAAATACGATTTGGGCTTGGGGTTTTGTAGCAGATGATAACGAGGCATTGCAATTCATTATTGAAACTTGGATTGATATGCTTGGAGATCGTGATTACAGAGATTGGGGTCAAAATCTAGAAGTTGGAAATCTTTGGGTCATGGGTGATTCTCTATACGATTACGGTGTCGATACTTTTAGTCTCGCATCCCCTACCACAAATCAAGCTGCCTTAGCTCAAGAAATTATTGATGCAGGCACGGTAACTGTCTCATGAATAATTTCTTTAATATAACATATCCTAAATTTATCGAAAAATATGGGAAGGACTGGGAAGACTTCAAAACCATTCTCAATGAGTGGGTGGACCATTTTTTTTCAAAAGCTTGGGATCTTTATAAATACAATAACATTAACACATTGTCCGAAAGAGCATTGGAACAAGTTTTAAAGGCACTAAAAATAGAATTCAATGTGAATGACACTTTTCTCACAAAGAAAATCAAACTTCGATTTTTCGTGAGCCAGTATAAAAGAAAAGGTCTGAGTGAAATCTATTTAGATTTGCAGGAACAAATTGTTGGGATTCGTGGGACGATTGTTTCTGGCCAATCACTCGGTGTTTGGCGGTGGGGATACTCTCGATGGCACGGTTCATCAATTGACGCATCCGATATGCGCTGGTCGCAAGCTGGTTCACAATTCGAAATTTATATTAATTGCAAAACCTTAGATAACACGAAGCTAGACCAGATCGTTTCTCTTTACAGGCAAAAGTCTGTAAATCCTGCATTTTATAGAATTTATTTAGTAGATGATGTTTACGCAATTTTGAGGACAATATGAATACAGTAGCTTTTTCAAACACAACCGAAGACGGCCAAGTTCCTGGGCTTAATCCTGATGGAGTAACAGATTATTTTCTTATCACCGATTACAATAATGATAAAAATTATTTTCTCTCAAAAATTACGGATGCTTTGAAATTTATCTCAGCAAATCCAACGAGAGATTTCCAAATTCTTTACGGCGGTGTAATTTCCGATTCAGGATCCTCCCAAATTGATATTTCCGAAGGTGCTGCTATCGGAAAGGATGCTTCGGGCAATTTCAGAATTGTCCAGATTCCTTCGTTAACAAATGTATCTCTCCCTTCCGGCTGGAACAATAATCGGCAAATTTGGCTTATAGGAAAATATGCAGTTAAATTAGATGCTGCTACTCGCCAACACTTTAACGGGACAACTTACCAATATCGTTTGTTGGATTCATATTTGGGTGAAGGTGCAACTGACAATCTATTCTTAGATGCTGATCCAGGAGATACTGTTGTTAAATGGGGAAGTTTCAAAATGAATGGAACTACCTTTTCGGATCAGTATGATAGATCTCCGATTTTCACTATCCAGGACAAATCAAAAGGAACGATTAATGGAGGATTGATATTTAATTCAACTTCTCTGCCTCCAAAAATTTCTTCAGGATCGTATAACGTTGGTAAATACACCGTATCCATTGATTCCGATCGTTCGTTGGCTCTGACAGATACTTATCTGCAATCAAAACAAACCCTTGACTCTTTCTGTCATTACACAGTTGGCCTTGGCCCTCTAGGGCAAGTGGTTTATGTTTTAAACGGCGAAGGTCCAGTATCTGGAGCGACTGGAACGATAACCAGCATCACCGGTTCAGGGACGACGAAAACGCTTACAGTGGCAACCGGAACCGTCGGTTCACACTCTGATAAGATTATAGTGATATCTGGAAATACAGGTGTAAATGGAGTATTTAAAGTTACTGGAGGTAATGGGTCAACAACCTATACCTTCGAATCTATTTCCTCTCTAACAGGGACCGGAGGTACATGGACGATCTATGAAAGAATTAAAACTCTCCATGGAACGGGCTCAGCGACGGCCATTACAGTTGATGCTGATGTCTTAAAATATACACCATCATACGGTGAAAATGGATGGCCTTATGGCTTCATTGCTTTCGATCCTACTCGTAATGGATTTTTTTATACTCTACCCGGATTAACAGAATATATGGTTCTTGGAAATGGCAAAACCAATGGATCGGCAAACTTTCAGACAGATATCGTAAGTCATAAAACAGGAAGAAATAAAAATGATAACTCATTTCTAATTACAACTTATTCCACAATTTCTACGAATGCATATAAGTTTAGCTCGCTCGTTACTGCTACAGGCTGTGACTATATATGGGATAATAGTAGCATAACTCTAATTACATTTAAAAGACCAGGCTATGTGTCCTCGTTAATACAAACAAGAAATGCTTCAGGTGGGCATAACCCAGCGTTTAGTTTTGACGCAACAAATACTCAAGATACTACATCAAGTAAACAGTTCTCCGATGTCCATATTATAAGTTCGCTAAATCTGGGTTCTCTCCCTCCAATGAAGATTAATAAGGACGATACATTGAGGTGGCTCGGTGGGTATGCATTAACTGGTGCAGCCGGAGAAGATCGGGTACAAATGACATTGGAGTTAATATGAACATTTACAAAAAAGAAAATCAAATTATTGTCAGTCTAAATGGCTGCCCTGATGGTTGGCAAAATCTAGGATTTGATCCATCCATTACTGATGAGAACATGAAATATGTTTCTGGTTTCCAAAATGGGAAAGCCATATTCGACCAGACTAGAATTGAATCTGACAATACTTCCGAGAGAATTCTCCTCATTGAAAAGTTTTATACTGAGATCCTCGAATTTGCAGAAGCTAAATGCGAGGAGGGAATTACTTTTAAAAATTCAGTATTCCAGTGTCGCGAAGTGGATTGCCTTCGTATGTCTAGTGCTATTCGCTTAATCGAATTGGGCGACACATGGACCGATGAGAAATGGAGAAGTCGCGATAATAAGTGGGTTCCGCTTACAGCAGAAGAACTCAGAGATTTAGCATTAAACGCGGGTAAGTTTTTTCGAGCTAACTTCAAGAAAGCAAGAACTTTGGTTGATGCCCTTGGGGTGATGTCTTTAATAGATTTAAAAAATTATGACGTCGAGGTAGCTTGGAATGCAATCCTTTAAGTTTTTACTCATTCTGTTTATTGTCTTTTCATCTTCATGCCAACCAGCAAAAAAGAGCCCGAAAAAAATCGATCTTTTGCTTTCATTGATAGTGATAGATCAGACTGGGTTATATGATACTGTCGCTTGTCAAAAGAAATATAACCTTAACGCTGCTTATGTTTCTGGCGGATATGCAGAGAGATTCTCTGTCGATTTAAAACAATATGAAAACGTCGCAATCACGGATTCAACTTGGGATATTTCCAGAAATTTCCCAAGTTTCCATAATTCCGAAATTACTCAAATGAATTCAGTCGCCGGAGATACACTTTGTGATTTTAATTCTAGGTTCAGAAGGTCGATCAAAACGTTGAATCCGAAAACTGTTATAGTTTCCTCTATTGGCGGGAATGATTTTTTGAAAGGTTTTGATGACCAAACTATCACGGAAACTTTCCAAGATTTTTACATCAGGCTTGTGGCCAAATTCCCAACGTCATATTTTGTCTTTGTTCAAGTACATCGAGTTAAGCTTGATCATATCAATGTGGAAGTTAACAGAGTAACCCCTCAACTAAAATTGATTGCACCGAATGTATGCTGGGTTGACCCGTCTTCTTGCTTTTCTAACCCAGTCAAAGATTCGGAATTTCTACCCGGTGACTCGATCCATTATTCTCAGGCATCAGCACTATGTATTAAAGAAAAAATCAAGTCAACATGTGGGGTGACATTTTAATGGATTTAAATTTTTGGGGACTTATGAATTTACATTGGGAAGTTTTTGCTTTCTTTGTTTTTCCTGTTTTTTTTCTTCTGACCGGGGTTCTTATCTGGCTTACAATTTGGCTGATCAAATTGTATAGAGTTTCTTTCGCCCTCAGTTGGCTAAAGATATCTCCTTCCAAGTATGATTCCAAATATTTGATACGAATGTCCAAACAAGATCAATTCATCTACTCAAGATTAGGTCAACTGAATCAGTTTTATTCTGCGAATGTTTCCGCAATTTTTCAATTCCATAATGGAGGAGAATTCAAAAATCAAAATTCAATTTTGAAATGGACTCTTACGCATGATAATCCAGAGCCCGGTAATGTTTCTTTTCATCTAAAAGAAATCAAATGGACGAATGTCCTAGTATCGCAAGCACATGAATGGATCGGAGAAACTCTTAGGAAAAAACTCTGGTATTGTGATTTCGAAACTCTCCCTGAAAATTCAACCTGGAGAAGATATTTTGTAAGTTCTGATTTGCGAAGCGGGCTTTTCCATTTGGTGGAGGGCGAGTTCGGCCCTGAATTCGTCCTTGCCGTTTTTTGGGATGATGCGCCGGAAATCGAGCACACAATGAATTCAATCAAAGATTATGGAGATTCAATTTCTTCTTTATTGCATGATGTCAAGATATTGGAAGGGGATACGAAAGAATGAATTTATTAGAAGAAGATATTAGACCTGACATCTCATCATATATTTCTATTACTCCATGGACCACTTATGATTCCCAAATGAATAATAAACGGTTTTTGATCGCTGCGAAGAAAGTAGTTCCAGGAAATCAATGCCAAGGAACTACATATTTGAACGTTGTTAAGTGGACAGGATATAAACTAGGTATTAAAGATTTTGATGATTGGGATGAAGAGAACTACTACAAGTCACTTTCTAGATTTGTTAAAACCAAAAATCACGTAACCGAATACAATTTTCATAATGCTCTGTATTATGATCTATTTAAAGGAAAGGCGAAAATTATCTCTAAGCCATTTTCCCTTGGTAATATAAAAAATCATATTTTCAAAGAAAAGGCCCCGGTCATTTTTTCGATTGATGTTCGTGAAGCTTTCAACCCGAACGCTAAAGAAGAAATGGGTCATGTTATTATGGCAGTTGGGAAATGTGATAATGGAGTATCCACCCACGATCCAAGAGGAAAATTTTTCTCTCAATACAAAGATCTCGATGGGAATTGCTCCTTTTTTCCAAATGAGACTCTGGAAAGGATAGCACGAAAAAACGTTGGAATTTATTTACCAACAATTTTGTAGGAGGAATTGGTTATGGAAGAACTTAAAACGCTTGGAATCGAAATCTTGAGGGATATAGTCCTTCCTCTTTTTGACCTTCTGTATATAGGTATTGTGATCTCTGGATCGACTCTGATGTTCCGGTTATTCCCTGTTCTAGGAAAAACTAAGTTGGGAAAATTCAGGGCCGTGTTTGTATTCGCAACGATAATTTCGATAGGTTACACCACCTTACATGTAAATCTTGCAGATCCAGGATACATGCTCGGGAAAAACCTTTTTAATTATTTCGTTGCTATTCTCATTTATCATGCGGTTATAAAAACCATAGTTAAATTATGGGGATTATTCCAGAAAAAATACCTAGTGACATCGCATCGGAATTCTGGAGATTGAAACAAGATGAAAAAAATTGCGGACGATAAACAACTAGAAAAGGCATTAAAAAGAATTCTAATTTTAATGACGAAAAAGAAAACTGAAAGCCAAGATAAGGAATACCGAGATTTGATAGAAAACGTCAAAGCTTACGAAACTGAAAAGCTAGGCGAAGATGTTGTTAACCAAGCTGATCTTGACCATTTCAATAAAATACAGGCGGCGTAACAACATGGGAATCGGAATCCTGGAAAAACTCGCGGTATTTTCCAAAACACGAACAGGAATCCTTACAGGGGTCGTCATTCTGGCCGTGTTATTCTATGCAATTTTTTACAAAATAAATTCTCATGTAGGAGAGAAACAAAATGAACTTATCGACATTGAATATAGCGAAGTTCCAACTGATTCTGATTTTGATACTCTTTGCTCAATGCCAGACAAAAACGAATCTTGCCCGGAGCTTGGTGAATCAAAAGTGCGTGGATCTCGGAATTCCGACCGAATTAATCGTTAGGAATTCTGAAAAATTATCATTTGAGGGACGCGATTTTGTCCCACAGCTGAGATATAATTACTCGATTTCGTATTCGAAAAGATTGGCTGGATGCATTAGTGCCTATCAATGTTCGCAACGACAATCAGACAGGCTTCATCAATGCGATAAACAAAGATCTTTTCTGAGAGAACTTTTTCTCGGTGCTTCTTTGTGCGATTTAAAAGAAATAGATTGCTAGATCAAAATTGAAATTTCAAATTTGATCTAGATTTCACCTATCAGTCGTTATTCTTTTCCTGCCTTTTTCATATATTCTTTCAAACCTTTGATCTCCTTCAGAGAGTTGAATTCAGGTCTTTTCGATCCAATGTGCGCAAGAATATATTTTTCTGGTCCACCTGCAACAGGGAATCCTTTTGAGAATGTCGAAAGCTCCGATGCTACTTTATTGATTTTTTCTTTGTAGCTTTGTTTGACCTCTTCTAATTCTTCTTCCAGTTTTATTATTTTTCTCTTCCGCTCCCACCAGGACAAAACTTGCCGATTAAGTTTTTCAATTTTCTCTTCAGGAAGATCAGGATATTTTATAGTTGCTTCTTCATTCAATATTTTACGCAAAACGAAAAGGTCGTGAGTGATAGTATGTTTAGACCAGGATGGAATTGCATTATGAATGATATCTACCAATGATGTTTTGACAACGATTTCTCCCTTGCGAGAACCACCAGCGTTTAATTCTAGAATGGCCTTATCTCCCCACCTTTCTCTAATTATGCGATAACGGTCTTTCGGTTTATATTTTAAAGGAGTATCATTATCGCCATAAATAGCTTCATGAAGCGTCGATTCATCAGAGAGTAGGTAGACTGCTGGGATTCCGTAATTTTTTGGGATCTTCCCTTTTTTGATTCCTTCCGAAATTGCTTTCCAACGTCTTCTCCCGCGAAGGATATAATGTTTTCCAGAATTGTTTTTTTCTTTCGAAATCAGTATTGGCTTATCTGCCCAAACTCCATCTCTCCAAATTGATTCCTTGAAATTAATCCATTCATCTTTTTCTTCGGTTGTTTCAGGAGCTCGATCGAAGTTCCAAGGATGTGGCTCTAGTTTTTCTGCGACGATTTTAAATTGTTCGTCGGATATTTTTATTTTGCTTTCCATCGTGCCCAATAGCACGCATAAAGTGACCTAGATTTGCAAATGAAATTTCGAGCGACCATAGAGACATAATATTCTAAGAATTTAAATTTCGTGAACTTCTATATCATTTTCACTTATAGTAAAAATAAAATTGCAAGATGGGCATTCTGATTTTTCCTTCGCGCTTTTAACATTCGATATAACATCTTTTGAGATTTTAGAAATATCAATGTCGTACGATTTGATCCATACAGTATCCAATTCTTCTATTTTTTCCCAATCCAAGAGCTCTAATTGGTCATTAAACTTCGACCTTTTGCCTTCGATGTCTATCCCTAGGTCAGGTAGATTTAAACTTAATAAAACACCATAAATTGTACTTTTCATTTTATTCTCGTATTACATTTTTTTGTCTTCTGGCCAGCTGAACAGTGGATAGGATCACCGCCCTTCAACTAATTGCAATCTTATTGCACCTGTTAGTTTCTTGTCACTTAATTTAATCAACTAATTATTTATCATGAGACATAATCAACTTCCCATAATTAGTATTATGTCAAAAATTCTATGAATATTTTAAAATAGCTTTTTCGAAATTCTTTTGGCAATCAGAGAATTGTTTCTTCATCGTAGCTTTATCTTTTGGTGTTGCTTGCATATTATCAAAGTCAAAGAACCTAGACTCCAAATCTTTTTTATAGAAAAGCCTAATGCTGGTGTGTAACATTAAAAATAATTGTTGAATAAACTTTTCTCGATCATAAAAAAACCTCAAAAATTTATATTCTTCCAAATGAAAATCGATCAGCTGGATTGCCACAATGCTAGATGTTAATATATTGGAAATCAGAGTCTTGTCGTTAAAAGATACGAGATAAAAATCTTTTGGCAACCAATCATTACATTCATTAGCTTTTGCGAGTGACTGACTTAGAATCAAAGATACATATTGGTATTTAAAACAAAATAATCCAATTACAACCGAAGCACTTGCAACAATAAGTGTAACTATTGCCACAAATAAATTTAACTCTGAGATACCCATTTTCTTCACTCCAAATAAATTTCTTCTTCAATCATAACATCTCATCAACCTTGAAAACTTTTTTCTCAAATAAATGAAATTTCAATCCATTGCCATGGCACTTGACTTCGAGTACAAAGGATTTCTTCTCTTTGTCCGAATGCAAATTCAGAAATGGGACTGGAATTTTACAAATCTGGCAATTTAGAAAATAAGAATTATCTTCTAAATATTTTTCTACATCATCTGTATATACAAATTGATCATTGTCAGATTGAGGTCCATATTTCATATTACGCTCCATCTTTTCCAAATATTTGATACCGCCCCACTCAGTTCTTCTGGTCGCTGAGTTTTCGAAATTAGATTCCAAGTAGATTCTGAAACTTTCCCCCTACTCCATTTCAAAAATTCTTCCCAAGAATTTTGTACATTGGTATTTAATTGTACTCTCTTAATAGGGGATTGCTTGGATGCATAAGCTGCCTCGGCATTACTACCTACTCTGGATTTGCTTTGTTCCCGTTTCTGAGTTGACTTCTCTGCCAAAATTGGTGTCAAAGAAGGACTGAAATTTGTCTCGGATTTTGTCGAGAGGATTGGTGAAAGTTTTCTTTTTCTTCCATCGAATCCTGTTTGTTTAAGTAATCCCTGCTTCTTTAATTTTGAAATAATTCTCGAAACTGAGTCTGGCCTAATTCCTATCAGTTTAGAAAAATGTTCGTTCGAAGCGAAGCACTCCCCTACCCTATCCAATGATACAATTTCTGCCATGATATATTTTTCTGTCGGGCTCAAAGACAAAGCTTCAACCTCGACAGGAATCCAAAGTCCTGTTCTCATAAATATCCTTGAGGCATGCCTATGGCCTACCCTTCTCTGTTATTTTTTTTGGATTCTTTGGGGGAATCCGCTTTCCATTTGCGAATTGTGATGAGTCGCAATGAGACATAGTAAGCACGAGACATAATTCTAGTCAACGTACAATTTAGAGTACTTTTCTGGTATTTAGCGGAAAATTTGGAATGTTGTAAAGGAAATTGACTCCGTGAAGCTCATCACTTCCTCACGGAATCGGTGCTTTGGAAAGCGGTCAGATTCAATTATGAGATTATATAGATTTCAGTACAAGACTTTTTTAAAGATTTTCCAGATCGGCTTTTATTTTTTTTGCCTTGTTTTGGGCGGTCTTCAATTGGTCACTTAGCCATGGTCGCAAAACTTCCTTTTCTGGTTTGGAAAGTTTTTCCCCGGTTTGGAATTTTCTGTAAATGGATACAGGAGAATCGATTTTTTCAATTTCGATTTCATCCGGATCTTCTGCACTGGTTCCAATTACCTTTAATGCGTCCCTCAAATGTTCAACGCGCTGAACATTTAGGCGATCTCGATTTTCATACATTTTCATGTAGTTCCAGGCCGTTGTCCTTTTGAAAATAAAATTGGATTCTACCCACGGGATAAATTGCCCATGCTTGAGCGTCTTTTTTTTGTTCTGCAGAACTTCACCAATCAAGATACCATTCTTCACTGCATTAGCAAGATTTGCAATAATCCCTTGATGGAGATTTTGAATAAGCTCTACATCTTCATCAATATCTCGAGATAAATTTGACTCTGTTTGTATGCCGGGCCTAGATCCAGTAAAGTCGTTGATTAATTTCTTTCGTTCGCTCACAAGATTTCTTTCGACAGATTTCGGAAATCAATCCATAACTTATCCTTATCTGGGAATAGTCTTCCGCGAGTTGCAGACTGACTGAAGGCTGTTGATTTTGGTATCATAGTCTTTGTGACTCGCGGTAATTCAGATTCAAGAATTCGTTCTGCGTCTTTTTTTGAAACTGCAAATGGGACACATAATGGTTCCGGGGCCTTAGCTCTTTTAGCGGATTGTGCAATGAGTTCATATCCTTGGTAAGTCCATCGATTGAATCCAACAGGGCAAAGGACGACATCAGTTTTATGAAGAGCAAGGAAAAGTTCGTAAGTTAATGAAGGCGCTGTATCCCAAATCACAAATTCGAATTTTGTTTTTCTAAGATCTGATTGGAATCGAATCATTGAGCTGGGATCATTAGAAAGCTCTAGGTGAGCGTTTGCGAGCGTTGGGGTTGTTGGAAGAACTGACAGGTTGCCATCAAGGTTCTGAATTGATTCTGAAAGGTTTTTGGAACCTTGTAGAACTTTATAAAGATTGTATTGCGTTAGAGATA